TTGGTCCAGTTGCTCCTGTATTTCCAGTCGGTCCAGTTGGTCCAGTTGCTCCAACTGGTCCGGTAGAACCTGTAGGACCAGTTGAACCAGTAGAACCAGTTGAACCAGTAGGACCTGTTGGTCCTTGTGCACCTTGAGGACCTGGCGCTGAGATCTCAACTGTGTTATTAGTTTCATTTACGGTGACTTTATTGGCTGCCATTATCGTGTCACCTGCTCTGCAACTGTTAATTGACCTTGGATTAAACGAGAAATGTTTGAACCTGATGTCAATTCAAGATCATAAACATAAAAACCTGATTCAAGCAAACCTGTTTGAGTAGCTGTTGCATTGATTGTAATAGTTCCTGTAGCACCAACAATAGTAATTCCACCATTTGCTGTAGTCAAAGTTAGGTCTGCAGTTGCAGAATTATAGTTTTGGCGTAGCTGCATTGATGCTGTATAGCCTGTTAAATTCACAGGTACGTTGTTAGAATCAGTGTAAACTAGTACAACTGACCACAAAGAACCTTGATCTATGGTTGTATTGTAGATACCAGCGGTCATCAATTAGCCTTTTCTGTAGCCCAAATAAGAAATCCGCCTACCGTTACAAAGGCAAGAGGAACTGAGAACATAGCGACCCCGATGGCGACAAGAATTACTCCTGCCAATTCTGTTAATAAAGCAAAGTCAAGTTTTTTCATGATGCTCCTCATACTTGTATTGAGAAATATTTCGCAACTGGTTCTTTAGGTGCAGGAGGTTGTGTTGCTCGGTCATAACCAAAAATGGAAGCAACAGCAGCATCTACTTTTCTTCTAGATGAAGCCTTAGCAACCATGACTCCACGTGATGATTGTTTTGTCACACAGTTAGCCACATGTCGTGCAAGACGTTCATCACCATCATGTGTAAATGACTGATTAACTACAGCTTCATAGAACTTTTGTGTAGCAGGAACCATACGTTCTGCTGAGTTTGGATACGAAACGCACGGTAAACCATCTTCATCTAGTACCATAAAGGTTCTATTCCATCGTGCAGGATCGAAAACAATCTCTTTTACGTTAAATCTACCGTCTCTGCAAGTGTCAATAATAGTCTTTTCGACTTCTGCAACAGGCACATGCCACGCTTGATCCGCATCAAGTGGTCTTTCCCATAGTCCTACAACCATTAAATGTGGTTTTTCAGAACCTACAAGCCACGCAATTAGTGCTGTAGAGTCGTTAGAAAAGGCTCCGTCGAATGCGAGAATGACGTCTTCACCTTGCATTGGCACTCTGTCCTTGTCAACCAATGCGTCCCAGCTTCCGGTAGGGAGCCAAGCAGTAGCTGTTGAAACAAAGCAGTTAGTTCGCTTAGTTCGAAATTCTGCTTCTGGTGTTCTAAGCACCGAAGACTCAAAATCTTCAGAGTCGACAATGTCGTTAAAACCTGGGTTTGATTCTTCCCACATGAATCGTTCTCGATGATCTGCCTCAACATTCTTTGGTTCCCACCAAGCAAAGAAGAATGACGGATCCTCTAATTCTTTTTTAACTAGTTGCTGTCCGTACTGGTAAAGTGAATAACACAAAGAATCTTGGCCATCAGTCTGAGTTTTTACACCGGCTGTAGTAATACCAAACAACAAAGAATCAGATCTTGCGCCTCCGGCGAGAGACATTACATCCCAAAGTTCACGATTTGGCTGCGCATGAACTTCATCGAAGATCACAAGAGGTGACGGATTGAGACCTTCTTTTGTGTAAGCCTCTGCCGAGAGGACTTTATAGACAGAACCTGTATCTTTATATTCAATTGTGTCGCGGTAAAGAGTAAACATTTTTGATAATTCAGGATCTAATTCGACCATACGTTTAGCAGTACCAAACACAATTCGTGCTTGATCTCTATCTGCTGCGCATGAATAGATCTCAGAACCATGTCCACCTAGAGTTAATCCAGCTAAACCGACTGCTGCGCCTAAAGCAGACTTGCCGTTTTTACGAGCCATGCCTATTAGTGCAATGCGGTGCTTAAATCTTCCGTTTTCTTTTCTGGCAAATGCATGATTAAGAAGAGATGCTTGCCATGAACGAAGTTTAAGTAATTCACCTGCTTGTCCACCTAGTGAGTCTTTAGTAACTCGGCAAACAGTTTCAGCAAACTGAGAATAGACAGGACCATCGCCTCTTAGTTGATCTTCTTCAGATACAGGCGTAAGCCACTTAGGCGGCCAAGAATTATTTGGCTCGTTTGGTTGCAATGAGTTGTTCGAGAGCTGTGACACGCTTTACCTCCGCTACGCCTAATTGCGAGCGAGATGTAGGTGTAAATCCCAACGAGGCAAGAGCCTCATGAAATGATTTACTTAGTGCAACCACAAGCCGCCCGTCTTGTGAGTCACGTGTCGTATTGTAAACTGTTCTTGCCAAATTAAGATCATCTGCAACACGACAAGCGTGATGGACTTGTGTTAAATCACTTACAGGAGAAAGCCAAGTGATTGCACGGTCCCATGCTTTTCCCCAAAGATCTCTGCCTTCAAGACCAAGATCCATAGGAGGAGTAGGAATACCATCGGCCATAGGCAAGACGGTGATCTTCTGAACGTCAGGAAGTTTGCGACCGCCTGAATCCGTTGTAGGAGTTCGGCCTGTTTTGCGCTTCTGTTCAATAGGTTTGCGTGGACGACCCGCGGTCATCAAAATCCTCCAGTTTGGTCAAATCAATAATTATGATACTTTGCACGCATCCATGGCTGCGGGGTATCCAGCGTAGTTTTTGCATGTAGTTTTAGGCCATACCATACCACCCGTTGGCCCTCTATGGGATTTAGTGTAACAAATCGTTATTCAGGACTGGAAGTGCCTTTGCTGCTGTTGCACCTTCGACATAGAACTTGAAGGTTGGATTCAACTGTGAGACCACCACCTGATAAAGGGATTACGTGATCCACAGTCAAATCGTTGGTTGCTTTACAAATAGTGCAATAAGGTTGTAGCAATCTAAGTTGTTTTGATAACCTTTTCCAATTTGCATCGTAACCCCTATCAGCACGTGAAGGACGAGAGGTTGCTTTAAACTTCTGATACTTTTTATTGCAGATAGGACATCTAGGTTTGTTTGCTAACACACCACAATCTAAGCATGGTTTATTCATTAGCGTCCGATTTGTTAGATAGCTGTAGCTCGGTGATCCATATTATAAATCACATCACTGTGATTGTACAGAGGTTTCTACCATTAGTTTGGCCAACCTAGACCACTGTTCATATGCCCATTGGTGTGTGTTGTCGTGTAGACAATGGACATCACCATTAGGTTCTAATCTTAAACTACCAATGCAGTCTTGTACAGGACATTTAACTGCCTTAGGTGGTTTTCTCTCACCATAGATAATACTTCTTAATGTTGTCCATGGTTCTTTAATCTCATTGTAGTAATCAGTCCATAGTTCGCTATCTGCTAACCAATCATTATGTGTATCTAATACACGATGCAATGAATGTAGTTTGTTAGTCTCTTTTGTAGATCTTAAGCAATTAGTGTCCAGACTTCTTGTTTCTACAACATATTCACACCATGCTTGAAGAACACTTTGAACCCCTGTTTTAGCAATAAGATCTACAATCTGGACATTGATTACTGATCTATCAGATAATGAGCCTCTACCTTCTTGTTTAGAAGATACCTGTTGTCTAAGGGAAGGACTTGCAACTAGAAGATCTATAAAAGCAATTAACTCATTAAGCATTTTTTTTAATCTTCTTCTGCAATGTGGACAAGCACCTTTCTCGCTTACCCCTCTACAGCTAAGGCACTTATCCATTTTTCTTTCTTAGCCTTTCCATTAACAATTTAACTTCTTCGGGTGGACCTTTTCTCTGATGATTATTGATGGTTATATGATGATTAGGGTGGCCACCAGCTTGACCTCTACCGCTGGCCACAGCTGTGACCTCAGCCGCAGGACGTTCAGGGTCGTCATTATGCGTGGACAGGACATCAGTGACCTGCGGCTTTTTGTATAACAATCTGTAACGATTATTAGAAATACCAGCTCTAGAGTGCTGTTCTATAAACAAATAGTTATCAGAAATCATTTGGTGAATGATTCTGCGGATTTGCCTCACACTGATCTTGCACTTA